TGATTTTAGTACTAATACTTGTTTTTATACTTTTAAACAAATCTGTAACAAATTCTCCAGCGTCTGCTAGTTTAGCTACGCCTGCTGTCACTTTACCATTGATACTTGTTTTTATACTTTTAAACAAACCTGTAATAAATTCTCCAGCGTCTGCTAGTTTAGCTACGCCTGCTGTCCATTTAGTACTAATACCTTTTTTAAATTTACTAAATAAATCTGTAATAAATTTAAAAGGTGATAATAAAAGGTCTACTGCTTTTGTCCATTTAGCAACAATACCTGTCTTAAATTTACCAAATAAATCACCCAAAAACTTACCAAAATTGTTAAGCCATTTTGGTGGTGTGTATTTAAAATCAGAAATTTTATTTAAAAGTGTAAGAAAACCTTTCACCCCAGAAGAAATAGTTTTTATAAGTTTTCCAGTAATTGTAAATGGAAGTAGTACTATATTTTTTAGAAGTTTGAGAGCACCTATTACATTCCTAAATGTTTTTGGTAATCCAAATGCTTTAATTGCAGCATCAGTATCCGTAAGCATCGCAATTCCTGCGATAAGGGCAGAGAATGTTGCACTACCTAATGACAAACCAAGTAAACCTAACCCATCTGATGATGTAACAGACTCAGCAGACCCACCAGACCCACCAGACCCACCAACACCAAGAGATTTAAGTATTTCTTTTAAGATATTATTTGTCTTTTCTTCTCTTTTTATGGCAGCTGTTGCTTTAGCATCTCTTTTGGCAGGACTTTCTCCTGATTTTTTTTGGTCAGCAAGCAATTGTCGAAAAGAATCGCCTTCTTTTTCTATAGTATTGATTACGTCTTGAAAATCAGCCATTGTTCTACTTCTTATTCATGTATGCAGTCATACCCATATAGGCACCAACTACGCCAGCCATGCCGATATAGAATAGACCAAAAAGATCAGCAAGGGCTTTGATTCTTGAATCGGGGAAAATAGGTAAAAACACAAACACAGTAAATACGACCATAGCAAGTAAAGATATCCATGCCATATGGCGTTGAGCATCTGCCTTTTCCTCTTTCAATTCAAGTTCTTCTAATTTTGCTACTGCTGTTAGTTCTTCATCACTCACTATGCCATCTCCATCTAAATCATATTTTGCAAAATCACTATTTGCTTCTAATTTCTTCTGACTCATTTTTATTATCCTTTTGATTGTTGTTTGTTTCTTTCTTCTTCATCCTTTAACCATTCAACCAACAGTCCAACATAGACATCTCTTTCCCATGGCATCATATTTTCAATTTCAGTTAAACTATATTTATGGTGTTGCATCAGTCCAAAATTAGTTTTAAAATAATTAACCAAACTATTATGAGAAAGAGTTAGTTTAAAAAATCTCCAAGACCTTCCAGAGTGACTTCTGATACTATTCCAGTAACAGGATTTTCTATTTCTATATTATGTTTTAGTTTAGGCATTGTACTAAAGAATTTTTGTAATTTTTCAAACATTTCTTGTGTTAAACTATCAATAAATCCATCAAGTTCTTTCTTTGAAATATCAACGATAGAATAGATATCTTCTCCAAAATGAATAGTATGAATACATGATTTGATAATAAAAAATACTCTTTCTGTTTCACTATTAATATTTAATGATTTCAGAGTAGTTTTAATTGTTGGATAAGTAAAATCAATTGATAATGTGTCGCTTAAATTAACATGAGTAGAATGATCTTCATCCATTAGAATTTGAATATCATCAATATCAATAGATTTTTCAACGTAAGTTACTTTATCATCTGGACATAGTAATCTTACATCAATCGTTTCTGAAACAGATTTTGACCTGATTTTGATAAACGCATATTCAACATCAAACATTGGATCTGTTACATTTCCAATACTTCCAAATGTGCACGAATTAACTAATTCTAAAACTGCATTATGTGTAGCATTTTCTGTTCCTTCTTCCATTGCAAGAAGAAGAATCTTTTCTTCTCTAACAAGAAATGGTCTGTATTTTATTTCTTGTCCTGTAGATGGGACTGTCATATCATATTTTGGCGATTCAAGTTTTGGTAAAGCCATTTTATTTTTTTCCTTTTCAATTCAATAATAGGGGTCGCAAGAGTGTCTGATTAGTTAAGGTTCATCTGCTGTTTTTGGTGCACCGGAACTAAAATCAGAACTAAATGATGTTCGGGCTCCAGTAAAATCACCAGCATCAGAACTAAATGATGCTGGTGATTTCTCACCTGAAGTCCGTGCTCCACTCATATCACCAGCATCAATACTAACTGTTGTTGGGACTCCATTAACACTATCAGACTTAAATGTGCTGGGTTCAACATTATTAGGTGGTGAATCGTCTAAACTAGAAGTTTTTCTACCAGAGAAATTAAATGGTTCATCTGAACCCATTCTATCAATATTTGTAGTATATCTAAATGAAAAACCAATATCAATGGTTCCTAGTGTATTAGCATTAGATGAAGAAAATTCAACTTGTCCAATACTTATTGGATATGCTTTCCAACATCTTAAACCATAATTAGGTATATCTTTTAAATTACCACTAGATTTGAATGCACTGTTGGTTTCAAGTTTATTGCTTAAACTAAAAATATCTACTGTTCCAACATAATCATCATAATATTTTAGATTCCAGCTTGTTTCATCATATGTTAATTTTTGCCAATCTTCAAAATATGTTCTTATTTTCATTTGACTATCAAGAAGAAAAGTCACACTTACTTCGTTAGCATAAGTGACACCTGAAACTATATTTCTATCTGGGCCATATATGTTATTATCTGTTACCGTTGATAGGTTGGTTCCCGGCATAGAAACTGATTGTGCTCTAAGTATAATCGATTTGTCTCGCTCTGTATCAGAACCTTGAGGAAAATTTATATGAACCTCAAATTGATTAGTTTTAACAACACCAGTCGAACGTATTTCGGATAATAGTATATCGATAGTTTTTTTATTTTGTACTTGAAAAACACTGTTTAATTTTCGACCAGCCATTAGATCATACTCCTAGAATCTGCCCATACTTTACTTGCTGGTGCTTTCTTAAAGTTGTGCACAGGCAACAATGCAGCAACAACAAAGTCATCAGGTTTAATAATACGAAATTCTGATTTTGTAAAACCATATAAATATTTCTTTAGAGTTGGTTTTAAAAGACTAATTTTTTTTAATTCTTGATAATTTACATTATTAGGAAAATTAACTATCTTATCAAGAAGTTTCATTCTTAATGGTATAGGTAGATAATGAAAATTGATTCCCAGAAATCCACCACTAATACCTTCTAGTGGCATCACTAGTGGAAAAGTATCATAATATGGCAATTTCTTTTTGGTTTTAGGACCATAAACAAACATATTCAATTGTCCGAATGATGGTGATTTGCTTCTTAGTCCGTCTCTAATCAAATCTAGACGACCAGGAGTTCCAAATTCTTTTATCTTATCCCTATACCATTGTGTTGAATAATCTCTGCCATCTGCTGCATCTACTACTGCTTGAATGTAATTTGATTTTGCCATAACATTATTTATAACGAATACCCAAATCATCCTCTGTTAGTATTTTAAATTCCATTCCTTTATCTTCACACCAAGGAACTGCTGCTTTCCATTTGGCTTCATTGATGCCCCAAGTCTTGATTTCATTAAACCATCTTTGTGTTTTTCTTTTAGGTGTGGTGGTTGGTGGTATACATTGTTTCTTTGGTTTAACTTCTATTATCATCTTTTTAAATTTACCGTCTGATTGACGAACTTTTATATAGAAATCTGGAAAGTAACGATGTACTTTACTATCCCACGGAGATATATAAGGTATGATTATCTCTTCACTGCCCCATTCAATAATAGAATTACTTTTATCACAGTATTTCATAAACTTTAGTTCCCATAGAGAACGGTATACAATATTCTTGTAGTTGCCTCTATATTTGGCAGGATTTTTTGGTATGTATCGACCTTTGTATGACATAACGTATAAATATATGTAGTAGATTTGTTTAGGAGAGAAAAATGCCACCGCCACGTAATTTAATAAAGTTTACACCCAGTGCACAAGCTAATGACTTGTCGGGAGTCGGCGAAGATATGATTGAACCTAGAAATAGCACAACTAAAAGTTCCGGTAGAGGCGGCGGCGGCGCGGGTAGTGGTAATGAAGGAATAGTGCAGGCGCGGTCCACACCAACAGAGATACCCAAAAGAATAAACTCTCCAGAAATGTTAGAATATCCAAGAGATATTGGTAGAAGTTCAGGTCAAGGTCAT